GAAATAATGAGAGCCAGCGAGATAATCACAGAGAAGTGTTGGAAGGGCTACACCAAGAAGGGCATGAAGACCATGTTCGGCAAACGTGTACCCAACTGCGTTAAAAAAGAACATGTTGACTTCTGCGTTAACTGTCACGGTCTTGTACTACACGAATCACTAAACGAAGACTTAAAGAAGTGGTTTAAAGACAAATGGGTACGAATGGGTCCAGGTGGTAAAATCAGAGGAGCATGTGGTGGCAAGAGCAAGGGTGAAGGTAAACCTAAATGCTTACCGGCCAAGAAGGCACACGCACTGGGTAAAAAAGGCAGAGCAAGTGCGGCATCAAGGAAAAGAAGAAAAGATCCAAATCCGGACAGACGTGGTAAAGCAATAAACGTCAACACCAAAAAGAAAAAATAATTTGCATTCCTTACAATTCTGTTATATACTTGTTGGATAACAACAGGAGAAACAAATGGCAGTAAGAAACTTTAATGATGCTGAAAAGCAGAAATTGATTCAAATCATTTCCCAAGGCTCACAGGTACTAGGTGAAGTAGAGGACTTGAAAGGTGGATTGAAGGACACAGTAAAAGCAATCTCAGAAGAACTAGAATTGAAACCAGCACTTATCAACAAGGCGATATCCGTTGCACACAAAGGCAACTACCAGAACATCGCTGACGAGATGGACACGCTGGAAAGCATACTAAACACAGCCGGCAAACTTTAATGCTAGACCGAGTCAGATCGTTCTGGCTCCACAGTTATAAATCCGATACTACTGCATTCTACTTTGAACTAGTCAGTTTCGTGTTTACAGTTGCGGCCAGCATGACCCTAGCAATAGAAGCCAGAAATCCTAACATGTTAATAGTGTATCCAGGATTCCTAGTTGGTGCATTGACACAATGTTATGCATCATACAGAAGAGGTGCGGCATGGGTAATGATTTTGACTTTTTACTTTGCATGTGTTAATATATTTGGATACGGCGTAGCCGCAGGATGGTGGTAAGATGAGTTACATAGATGCATTATATAAAAGAGACGAAGACAAGATATACGTTGTAGAACGTGATCCTAAAAAAGGTCGTGTGTTCGTTGAGTACGATGCAAGGTATGTTTTCTACTACGAGGACGCAAGGGGTAAACACAGATCAATGACTGGCGCACCCTTACAGAGAGTCCAGTGTGCAACACAGAAAGAATTCATAAAAGAGCAGAGGATCAGATCCAACAAGACACTTTACGAGCATGATATAAATCCTGTGTTCAGATGTCTTGAAGAGAACTACTTGGGCAAAGAGACTCCTAAGTTGAACACGATGTTCTTTGATATCGAAGTCGACTTTGATCCTGAGAGGGGTTATTCAACAACAGATGATCCGTTCATGCCCATAACTGCCATAAGTTGTTACATGAGTTGGACGGACCAACTGGTCACATTCGCAGTACCTCCTAAAACAATCAGCATGGATGATGCAAAAGAACTGACCAAGAGATTTGACAACACGATGCTCTTTGAAAAAGAGAAGGACATGCTAGATGCATTTTTAGAATTAGTGCAAGACGCAGACATACTGTCAGGATGGAACAGCGAAGGTTATGATATTCCGTACACAGTGGGTAGAATACAGAAAGTATTGAGTTCAGATGACACAAGACGTCTTTGTTTTTGGGGTGAAAAGCCTAGAAAGAGGGTGTTTGAGAAGTATGGTCGAGAACAGTTGAGTTTTGATCTAGTGGGACGGGTACACCTGGACTTGCTGGAACTATATAGGAAATACACATACGAGGAAAGACACAGTTTTAGACTAGATGCGATAGGCGAGCATGAGTTAGACGAGCGGAAAACAATTTACGAAGGTTCACTTGATAACTTGTACAAGAACGACTTTGGCCTGTTCATAGAATACAACAGACAGGATACTGCACTGTTGGCCAAACTGGAGAAGAAACTGAAGTTTATAGAACTTGCCAATGAGATAGCACACCAAAACACTGTACTACTACAAACAACAATGGGTGCGGTCGCAGTAACAGAACAAGCGATCGTGAACGAGACGCACAGACGTGGCATGATCGTCCCAGGTAGGAAATACAAGAAAGACGGTGAGGAGAATCAACCGGCGGCAGGAGCCCACGTGGCAACACCACAAAAAGGAATACACGACTGGATAGGATCTGTTGACATCAACTCGCTGTATCCTTCCGTAATTAGGGCACTGAACATGGGACCGGAAACAATCATAGGACAAATAAGACCTGTGATAACATCTGCAGAGATAAACAGGGCCAAACATGCAAAGAAATCATTCGCGGCGGCATGGGACAGCCAATTTGGCAGTTGGGAATATGTTGCAGTAATGAATCAAGAGAAAGGCACGGAGATCATAGTGGACTGGGGAGATGATACTAGCGTCAGGATGTCGGCGGCACAACTGTATGAGTTGGTGTTTGACGGTAACAACAAATGGATGTTGAGTGCGAACGGTACAATATTCACATACGAATACGAAGCAATCATTCCAGGACTGTTGAAACGTTGGTATGAGGAGAGACAAGAAATGCAAAGGAAGATGCGTGATTGTGGAGATAACGAAATCGAAAGAGAGTATTGGGACAAGAGACAGTTGGTCAAAAAGATCAACTTGAACAGTCTGTATGGGGCAATCCTAAACCCTGGGTGCAGGTTCTTTGACATGAGGATTGGACAAAGTGTAACACTCACAGGAAGATGTATCACGAAACACATGGCCAGTAAGGTCAACGAGGTTGTGACAGGACAGTATGACCATAAAGGTGAAAGCATTGTGTACGGAGACACAGATTCCGTTTACTTCTCAGCATTCAAGACACTGCAGAAAGAGATAAAAGAAGGTGTTATATCATGGACCAAAGATTCTGTTGTAGCACTTTATGACAAAATAGCAGATGAGGTTAACAGCTCATTCAAATCATTTATGACCAAGGCATTCCATACGCCAAGCACACGTGGAGAAGTCATCGCGGCAGGTAGAGAACTTGTTGCATCAAAAGGATTGTTTATCACAAAGAAAAGATATGCTGTACTCTACTATGACAAAGAGGGTAAACGTGCAGATGTCGAGGGCAAGGATGGCAAGATGAAAGCGATGGGACTAGATCTTAAACGATCAGACACACCTGTATTCGTACAGGACTTCCTGAGTGAAATACTGTACATGGTGTTGCAAGGAAAAGATGAGAAGGACGTACTAGATAGAATCAGCACATTCAGGGCAGAGTTCAAAGCCATGCCAGGCTGGGAGAAAGGATCTCCCAAGAGAGCGAACAACATGACCAAGTACACAGCGGCCGAGGAAAAGGCCGGTAGAGCAAATATGCCCGGGCATGTTAGAGCAAGTATGAATTGGAACAGGTGCAGAGAAATGTATGGTGACAAATATTCAATGCCTATAACAGATGGTGCAAAAGTTATCGTTTGTAAATTGAAACAGAATCCACTAGGCTATACAAGTATAGCATATCCTGTGGATGAGATGCGTATACCGGAGTGGTTCAAGGAACTGCCGTTCGACGGTGATTCTATGGAAACTGGAATACTAGATCAAAAACTAGATAATTTGATTGGTGTGCTGGATTGGGACGTACAATCGACAGAAACCAGTAACACATTTAATAAACTGTTTGAATTCTAAATACTGTTATGTTAAGCATAGAAGAAATTAAATTATTAATTGAAAAACTAGAAAAAGTTAAAAAAGAGGACCTACAGGAGTTGGTAGATTCAAATCTCAAGATCCTAAAGGATATTGCATTGGCCGTAGACGCCAACAACAGTGAGGTGATCGACAGGATGGACAAGACTCCGGAATGGTTCGCTAGAGATCTAGAGCAAAAAAAACAAAATCCTAATGTTGATTCTGCACTCTTAAGGCAGATACGAACCAAAATATTTCAATTTGCAAAGACTAACCTTTACAACAGCCTAGAGATTGGTCCAGGCAATGGAATGTTTTCCACGGAGTTCAAGGCATGGAGGACTAATTTCTTCTTAGACATAACACACAAGATTATTCCCCCAATATCAGGAAAGTTCCCTGCTATGCATAGGAAACATTTGAAATTCTATAAGACCAATAACACAGAATGTTCAAATATACCACAGGGCAGTTGTAATTTTGTATTCAGTTGGGACACATTTGTTTTCTTCACACAGAAACACATACAACAATATCTTAAAGATATCAAGAGAGTGCTAATACCAGGTGGTTATTGTTTCATACAATATGCAGACTGTCATTATGACATGGACCTACATGAAGCAAAACGTGGTTATTGGAACTATAATACCAAGACTGCAATGACACAGATAATCAAAGACGAGGGTTACGAAATAGTAGAGATGAACCAATTTAGACCTGGCGCCAGTTATGCTATATTCAAGAAATCTGGTAAACAAAATCCAGCAGTGTACAAAGTTTCTGAAATAACACTAGACTAAGACCTAAATATCCTATACAATAAGAACATTATGATAGACATCTTAAAAGACATCGTTAAACA